ACTGTGTGTTGCAGATGTAAACATAAGAGCTGCTACATCTTGAATCTTTTCATCTAAATTTAATTGAGAAGCTGGAACAAATCCATCTGGACCAAGAGTTGCTACTCCGTCTGCTTGAGCTAGATCGCCAATTGGAACGTACCCATTAACTGGGTCTGTGAGGGTATTTGTAAGAGAAGTTGATGTTACAAGATTTGCGCCTGCGGCAAAGTTTAATTTACCTGTGCCGTCATCATATGTAACTGTTATATCTGTTTCAGTATTTCCTGAAACCATTCCGCCAATAATATCTTGAATAGCCTCTGTATCAACAGAAGCATTTTCAAGTGTTCTTACTCTATAATCTAAAGATGTTGTGACAGCAGAATTATTAGCACCGACTTTGGCTTCAAGTGCTTCGATTGCATCATTTGCGTTTGCGTGTTGGGCGGCATGTGAAACTGCCGCTACGGAATCAGTTCCTTGCGGATTGGTCAAGCTGTCCAAACTAGTTGGGAAATTTGTTGCCATTTGCGTATACCTCTTCCCCTATTATACCTCTAAATTTACCAAAACTAGATCTTTGGCATAAGGTATTTAGCAGTTATCTAATACTTCCCCATTTACAAAATCAAGGCCAGCAAAGACTCCGTATTCTGTTAAGGTTCTTTCAGTTCCTAGAAGTCCGTCTCCAACTATACCCTCGGTTAATACTTTATACAGTAAGTCTCTGCTAGTTTTATTCATAGACTCAAACTCATTAGGAAAGTCTTCCCAAAATATCTTTCTTCTATTTATTTCTATATTAGACCAGTTGTAATAAAGGTGGTACATAAACTGTTGCTTAGGAACCATTAGATCATACCCGTGAGTATATGCTGGCCTTGATTTTGTAAATGGAGAAGTATTAGATAACTGCTAAATACCTTATGCCAAAGATCTAGTTTTGGTAAATTTAGAGGTATAATAGGGGAAGAGGTATACGTAAATGGCAACAAATTTCCCAACTAGTTTGGACAGCTTGACCAATCCGCAAGGAACAGACTCCGTAGCGGCAGTTCCTCATGCCGCCCAACACGCAAACGCAAATGATGCAATCGAAGCCTTACAGGCTAGAGTAGGCGTTACTGGATCAACTGTAGCAACCTCCCTTACAAATAGAATTGCAGTCCTAGAAGGTGCTTCTGTAGATACAGAGGCTATTCAAGATATTGTCGGCGGAATGGTATCAGGTAATACAGAAACAGATATAACAGTTACATATGATGACGGCACAGGTAAATTAAACTTTGCAGCTGGCGCAAATCTTGTAACAAGTACATCTTTAACTAATACCCTTACTCATCCAACAACTGGATATGTTCCAGTCGGAGACCTTGCTCAATCAGACGGAGTTGCAACTCTTGGACCAGATGGATTCGTTCCAGCTTCTCAATTAAATTTAGATGAAAAAATTCAAGATGTAGCAGCTCTTATGTTTACATCTGCAACACATAGCAATATAACCGTTGCATATGATGACAATACTGGAAGATTAGCTCTTACTGGAATTGCATTAACTCAAGAGCAGGTTCAAGATTTTATTGCCCCTCTTTTTGCCCACGCATTTCACACTAACGTTACTTCAACATACGATGACACAAACAACAGAGTAATTCTTGAGTCATCAGGCGGGGGAGGATCAGGAACAGGCGGAAGCCTAACAAACTCCTGGTTCCTAGGAGCATAATATGGCAGTCAGACGTTTAGGTATATCTAATCCAACACTTAATACAGATACTTCTGTATTTACTGCAGTATCTGCTACATACCTTTGCTCAGTAATTGTTACAAATAAAGATTCTGTCGAAAAGACAGCTAGAGTTTGGGTAGTACCTTCTGGCGCCACCCTCGCATCTCAATATGGCTATATTGTTTACGATGTTGCAGTTCCTGCAGGGAACTCGATTGAAACTCACAGATTTGCAATTTCGGACGGGGATGCAGTATGGGTAAGAGGAAATAGCTCAAACCTATCATTCTCTCTCAACGGTATATATGATTCGTCGGCTTCAATAGATGATCACTTAATAGATACTACAGGTGTCCATGGAATTGCAGATACAGCACAATTAGCCACACTTACTACAACAAATTCCCTAAATACCCGCCTTATCTCAATTGAGCTAGGCCTAGGGATATTTGATTAAAACTTACAGAATGCTATAATACATTAGGAGAAAAAAATGCCAAATTATTCAAGTTTATCAACCCAGATCGATGCGATCAAGAGTGAAATATCATCCTCTCTCGCAGCATCTGCCTATTCCGCTCAAGATCTAGTATATGTAGCCAAAGCGCTACAAGCGCTAGGTTCAGTAGTTGCACCAGATGGTGTATCTAATATCACGGTTAATGACAATATTTATCTTGGCACAACAGCAGAAGCGTTTGCAACCACTGCTGCTCTAACAAATCCTAATTTAGTAATTGCTGTAACTGAAACAGATTATGCACAAATAGCATTCACAAATAGATCTTCAAATGCCAATGCATCTACAGATATTATTCTTTATTCAAATAATGGTAATGATGCTTCTGGTTATATTGACATGGGTATTACATCTTCTAACTTTGCCGACCCAGACTTTACAGTTACTGGAAAGGGTGACGGATATATATTTATGGTTGGCGCAGAGGCTGGAGTTCAAGACAGAGGTAACCTAGTCCTTGCAACTTCTGACACAGGTACACAGAACAAGATTGTATTTGCAGCAGGCGGACTTGCTTCAGATAACACACAGATGGTAATTACACCAGATGTAAATGTCCACATTGAAATCCCAACTCCTTCAACTTCACCAACCACTGGTGCATTAACAGTTGTCGGTGGCGTTGGTATTTCTGGAGATGTTAACATTGATGGAACAATCACATTCGGCGGAGCAGGAACCACAGTAGAAACTTCAAACCTTGCAGTTACAGATCCACTAATCTTTACAGGAAATGCAAACCAAGGAGATGCGCTTGACCTAGGGTTTGTTGGCGAGTATGCAAATACTGTATCAACAATTACAAAGACTATTTCAAATAAAGCATTAACTTCTAACATAGCGACTCTTACTACTTCAGCAACTCACGGGTTTGCTGTTGGCGATATTGCCGTTGTGACTGGTGTAGACGCAACATTCAATGGAACTTATTATGTAAAGGCTGTTCCAACAACTACAACATTCACATTTGATAAAACTAACGCTAATGTAACTTCAGCGGTTGCAACAGGCTCAGTTTCGGTATCAGGACAACGCAGATTTGCGGCGGTAGCAAGAGATGCCTCTGACGGTGTAATTAAATTTTTATCAAATGCTACAACAAAGCCTACAAGTACAATCAACTTTGCAGAAGCGGGATCAACTTATTCTGATATTAAGGTTGGGTCAATTCAAGCATCTTCAATCTCTTTAACATCAGCTACAATTGGAGATGTATCAAATACTGAGCTTCAATATTTGAATAACGTATCATCAAATATTCAAACACAGTTAGATGCTAAATTAGCATCAGCAACAGCGGCAACAACATATGCTCCACTTGCTTCTCCAACATTGACTGGAACTCCATTATCAACAACAGCAGCGGCAGATACAAATACAACTCAAATTGCTACAACAGCATATGTAGTTGGGCAAGGATATCTAAAGTCTAATACAGCATCTTCAACATATGCACCATTAACTGGAGCACCACTTGTTAGACCAGTATTAACATCAGCATTTGAAACAAACTCAGTTTCTGCAACGGCAGCAACAGGAACAGTTAACGTAGATTTATCTACAGCAGCCGTTCATTATTATACTGCAAATGCGGCAGCAAACTGGACATTTAATTTTAGAGGAGATGGATCAACTACACTTAACTCATTGTTATCAGTTAATCAATCTGCTACAGTAGCATTTTTAGTAACAAATGGATCAACCGCTTATTATCCAACAGCATTTCAAGTTGACGGAGTTTCGGTAACTCCAAAATGGCAGGGTGGGTCAGCCCCATCTGCAGGAAATGCTTCCTCGATACATTCTTACACATTTACAATTATTAAAACAGCATCAGTAGTGTCTGCATTAAAATAAATGCTAGTACCTGAAAAAATAGAACTTGTTAAAGTGTGTGCACGAATTTGAAGATGTTGGTAACCAGTAGGAATTGTTATATTAACTTGTGAAACACCACTAGGGGTAACCGTAAGTATAGATTCAAAAGCACCGCTGCTGGAAGTAACATTTAGCCCATAAGCTAACGCTGCACTTGTTGCTGAAGGTAAATCTTCTATCCCAGTATGGAAATCAGTTGTAGGGGCTTTTAGTGAAGTTGTACCGCCGCCAACAGTAAACGGCACAAAGTTAGCGGTCGGTATTTGCACACCACTTAATGCCGCGTCAATCACGCTTGCAGGGACGTTCTGCGACATAGCGTACTGCCTAATCATCTGCGCGGATACGTTGGGATTGTCTTTGAATAGATTCTGTATATACGGAATCATCTCTGCGCTTGTGTACGCAGACAGTGGTTTTGTGTTGTTTACAGGCTGATTAACGGCGGGTTGTTGTACGACGGGAGCCTTTGGGAAGTTAAGGCTTGCAACCAATGCAGCCATTTGGCTATCAGGAACACCTTGTTGTCCTGCAAACACTCTGAACTCATCAGGTGTAATGTACTTGCCAGCCGCCTGCTGTTGCGCGATAAGGTTCTGAGCAAACGGAACCATCTCGGTAAACGTATAGTCGGCCATCGTCTTAGGAACAATGTTCCCAGAAGCGTCTAGCTTCTGCCATGACTGTAGAGTTGGTGCAGTCACGGTAGACCCCTGGTTAACTGTTTGGTTTACGGTCTGATTTACTGTCTGATTGTTTGCGCCCTGATTGACTGGCTGTGAGATTGTGTTAACGACATCCGTTACTGTCAACGGCTTGATTGCGTCATCAACAGCCTTCAGCAGATTTGCATCAGTTACGCCCAAAGCCTTTAGTTTGTCGCTTCCAAACTTGTTAGAAACGTACCAGTCAAACTGCTGTTGAGGTGTCATCACAAACCACGATGAAGGCAAGTTGATGCCTATGGCTTGCGCGTCTGTGCGTAGCTTTTGCTGCGCGTTTATTGCTGTTTGATAGTTGTTTCTATCGGACTCACTGCTGAACGTAGTGCCATCCGTTGCTGTATATACCGGAGGAGGTTGGTAAACAGGAGGAGGCTCGTAAGGCGGAGGCTCTTCTTGCGGCGGTGGAGCAAAAACATCCGACACGGCAGACCTAGCCACATCAGGACTAAAACCTAACATGTTTGTTAGGCCAAAGTACAAAAGAGTGTCAGGGTTTCTGTTCGGAATCAACCCTTGGTTACGCAAATATTGGATGTCCGCGCTGTTAGGGTTTGAGAAATACTGATCGACAAACGCCCTAAGCTGGTCCGTTGTATAGCCGTTGTAAGTAGCCATGATTACCCTGGTATCTCGATGTTGCTGGTTATGCCTGCGCCTACCTTCATAGCCTTCATCTGAGCCTCGGCCTCGAACTCCATCTTCTTAAGCTCCAACTCGGCTATGGCCTTCTCTCTTGCAAGCTGGATGTCGGCCATTGCTTTCTGACGCTTGATCTCGATGTCTGCTTGAGCTTGAGCCATCATCATCTGGACCGCAGGATCTGGACCTTGTTGCTGAGGTTGAGCAAGGGCTTGATCGACCTCTTGTGTGACAGGCTTGAAGAACTCAGCAGAATCCGCAAACCCTGCCGGTATACAACGACCTTGAGTTCTCTGCGGAATACATTGCAAGATACAACCGAGACGAGCAGCCCTTCATGGAGCCTAGTCTCGATAAGTCGATGCAGACGGTTGAGGTGTTTGAGTGCTACCTAAAGACTGATTACGATGGTGATGGGATTGCGGAGCTAAGGCAGGTTTACTTCTCTGGGAACGAGATACTTGCAAATGAAGAAACCGACTACGTTCCGTTCTACTCTATTTGCCCTATTCCGATACCTCATCGCTTTTTTGGGGATTGTCCTGCTGATCGTACAGTCGATCTCCAGCTTATCAAGACTACTGTAACGAGGCAGATGCTGGACAATATGTACCTTCAGAACAATACCCGAATGGGTGCTGTCGAAGGTCAGGTCAACCTGGATGACCTCTTAAGCGTTACGCCTGGTGGTGTGGTCAGGCTCAAGAATCCTGCCGCTCTAGTCCCGATACAAACGCCTCCTGTCGGCCAGCAAGCCTTCCCGCTTCTTGAATACTTAGACCAGGTTCAAGCCAAGAGAACGGGTCTCACAGAGGCTTCCCAGGGCTTAGACCCCAACATCTTGCAGAACGTGACTGCTGCGGCAATTGCGGCGCTCACACAAGCATCACAGGGCAAGATCGAACTCATTGCTCGTGTTTTTGCTGAAACAGGTGTAAAAGACTTGTTCAAAGGACTCTTACATC